TGCGGTGATAGTTGTCCTAAGATTCTGACAAACGGTAACGCCATATCTTCTTGCGTCATGTTTTCAAAACCTTTTTGCAGGTCATCACCAAATAAGGCTACTGAACCTGTGTCTTTCTTCATTACTTCATTACTCATTATACATTCTCCATTATTTATTTCCGGCTTATTTTAGTTTTATCTTTAATCCATAGACTAAAGCTATCAGAAGGCATGTCCAGGCCGGCCTGTACACGCTCCTGATATAGAGCTGTCAATGTATTCCAAGCCACATCAGATTTCTGTTGTGGTTCAAAACCATTTTCAGCTGCAAGGTTAAGCAATTGCTCTGCCTTGTCATCTTCTCCTTTACCAAAAGACACAGTTACATTGTTTTTAATAATGTCACCCAATCCTTGGTCACGAAGCCATTGTAGAGCTTGTTCTCTTCTCAATTCATCTTTAGGAATTGTAGCTCTGAATTCTTTTTTTACAGATACTTTGGACCCATCAGCTAATTTAATTTCTGATAGACCTTGTTCAGCTAATAGTTCTGGTATTACTCTTGAACCTATATCATCTGCTTCTTCTTTTTTCTTTTTTAATTGTTCTTCTAATGCTGCAATCTGATCTTCTTTTTCTTTAAGCTTTACACATTCAGCAGCAATTGTAGTTATTTCTACACTGTCTAAAAGATCTTTAGAATCTTTTAACATCATATCATTTACTTCACTCATATTTCTACTTTCTAGTTATAAAAGTCTACTTCTAATGGGTAGTATCTACTTTCGTTTCTCTCCCATTTAAGAACATTAAACTTTCCGTTTGTTACATCACTTATAACAATATTGCAAATCCCAATTATAATAGGATCTCCTATTGCTAGTAAATAATCTTGTTGTCTAAAATCCTGTAAATTTTTTTTCATCTTTCTTACAAAAGGTTGTGTTGAATATATTGCTTGTGATTCTGGTCCACTATTAGGTAGACAAAAAACTAAATAACCAAAATCAGACGCACTTAAAATATTAATGTGTCTTGGTGGTTGTTGTGCAACATAAACAAATTTTTCATTAGGATTATTTTTATAAAAGTCTAAAAATTCTTTTAAAGAATCTGGTTTATATAATTCAAATATTTTATTTTTCATTTCTATTTCTAATTTCTCTTGACAGAAGATATAATAGTATTTATATAATTGTCAACTAGAAAGTAGAAATTAATTATGAACTATAAATTTAAGACTAAGCCGTATGCGCATCAGTTAACTGCGTTAGAAAAATCGTGGGATAAAACTGAGTATGGTTATTTTATGGAAATGGGTACAGGTAAATCAAAAGTGTTAGTTGATAACATGGCTATGCTTTATGACAAAGGTAAAATTAATGGGGCCGTTATTGTAGCACCAAAAGGTGTTTATAGAAACTGGTTTTCACAAGAAATTCCAAATCATTTAGCTAGTCACATACAACCTAAGATGGTACTCTGGACTGCTTTAACATCTAAAACAAAGGATAAAGAGTATCAAACATTATTCGAAACTGGACATGACCTTCACATCCTAATTATAAATGTTGAAGCGTTAAGTACTAAAAAAGGATTAGACTTTGCAGCTAAATTTATGCGTTGTCATAAAACAATGCTAGCAATTGATGAGTCTACTACAATCAAAAATCCAAGTGCAAAAAGAACTAAATCTATTTTATCTTTAGGTAAAGAAGCTACATACAGACGTATTCTTACTGGTTCTCCTGTAACTAAATCACCTTTAGATTTATATACTCAATGTGGTTTTTTAAATTCTTATTTACTTGGTTATGATTCGTTTTATGCATTTAGAAATAGATATGCAAATATGATTGATAGAAATTTTGGAGGTCGAAGAGTACAATTAATAGGTAGTTATAAAAGACTAGATGAATTAGCTGATAAACTAAAAGGTTTTTCTTATCGTGTGCTTAAAGATGACTGCCTAGATTTACCTGATAAAGTCTATATTAGACGTGAAGTTGATCTTACAGATGAACAAAGTAAAGCTTATTCTACTATGAAATCCGCGGCCCTCGCTCTACTAAAAGGCAAGATGGCTACCGCGCCTCACGTACTTACACAAATGATGCGACTACATCAAATCACTTGTGGTCATTTACGAAATGATGATGGCACTATCACAGAAATTAAAAACAACAGACTAAAAGAATTAATTAATTTACTAGAAGAGGTAGAAGGTAAAGTAATTATATGGGCTAACTATGTTTATGATATAGAGAATATAGTAAAAGTTATTAGTGATGAATTTGGAGAAGACTCTATAGTACAATATTATGGCGCTATTCCGGCAGAACAACGTCAAGAAAATATAAAAAAATTTCAAGATCCAGATTCTAAAGCTAGATTTTTTATAGGTAATCCACAGACAGGTGGTTATGGTATTACACTTACTTGTGCAAATACAGTTGTTTATTACTCTAATGGATATGACTTAGAAAAAAGACTACAGTCAGAAGACAGAGCACACAGAATAGGTCAAACGAAGTCGGTAACATATGTAGATTTTATAGCACCAAAAACTGTAGATGAAAAGATAGTAAAAGCATTGCGTAAGAAAATGAATATTGCTAATGAAATTATGGATGAGGATTGGAGAGAATGGATTTAATTATATTAAACGATGGTCTGTATCAATTGATACCTGTTACAAAAAAATTAATGGAAGGTATAGTTATAACATCAGAAATAGATTGTTTTGATTTGTGTGACATACTTAGAATAAAATTAACAGGATATGTTGACACTTTAAACTTACATATAATGAATGACGGCTCTGGTAATTTTATAGGCTGTATGTGTAGGTAGGATTTTCTAAGACAAAAGTATTTTTGTTGAAAATTACAAATCCACTAATCCCGTTTCGCGATTTAAAAACTTATATTCTATTTTTGTTGTAGCAAAGTCATTTTTAATTTTGTTACAGATTTTTTCTACATCAAACTCACCACAAGAATAAACATCAAACTGCATCAGTGCAGGATTAGGTTCATCCCATATGTGCATAGTAATGTGTGAAGTTTCAATAATTGCAACACCTGTAATACCTCTGTTGCCAGGCATTTTACAATACTTAACATATGGACCCATAAATATTTTCATATTTATGGACTCAACAAATTCTTTCATCCATTCAGTTAGTTGTTCTTCATCCATTGGTGGACGTGCAGCTTCTGCTCTAACAATTAAATGTTTGTGTACTAATAGACTGTTTTCCATCGAAGCTTTTTACACTAAATCGACAGCTTTTCCAATAATTGGTTTGTATTTAGTTTTTTTATCTTCACGATATGCTCGTAAATATTGGTGTCTAGGATTAAAAGGTATGTAGCTTGCGTGGATCCATCCCGAGTTAGGTTCGCCGGGAGTGTAGTACTCGAGGAT